CTGTGCCCATCCGGCGTAGATTAGACTTCGTCCACTCGCAGCCAGGGAATGGAGCCATGAGCGAAGTCCTAAACGTAACCTTCGATCTGCTTTTCACACAGGACACAATCGATCGCTTACAGGGCATCCCAGTGTCGCTGCCTGGCCTGTTGCCAATGGATGGCCTCACACCAAGCGCAGGCGATCTCGTAGATCTCGATGTGGGCGGAGAGCAGCTTCCCTTCCAGGTACGCGCCAGGCGCTTCCGATGGAAGACCGGAAGCCACATGATCATCCAGCTGACCATGAAGTTGCCTGAAGAGGTCTCGATACCGGGTTCAGTGCTAGAGAATCGCAGGACAGCGCAGGCTCACGCGCACTAGTAGGTGGCGGTTCCGAACAGGCGACGCACGCCAGGAAATGGATTTGACCCGGCAAGAAGTGGCTGCATCGTAATTAGGTCAACGGCCGCGATGGTGAGCTGGTTTCGGCCGGAATTCAATCGCCCAACTATTCCAGGCACCTGCTCGTCAGTCTCGCCTAACGTCGCTCCAACCATTGGGTTTGCCCATATCCATGGATTGGTCTGCCCCTTCGTAAGCGAGAATGTCCTTGGCCAACCTTGGCTATCAAGGTCATCGAAGGTCTGTGTGATCCTGAGCTGGCGATACGCTGATGCGAAAACCAGATTCCCATTGGCATCGAATATATCCATACCATAAGGCGATCCACCGGAACCCATACCAATACGGGTCGATAAAACCGCCCAGTCAAAGGGGCACTGCCCCCACAGCTGGACGGCTCCATATGGCCTCGCTGGGACGCTGCCAAAGCCTTCATGCGGACTGTTCACAAAGCACCCGCCAACGTATTGTTCGGTGGATTCTGGCCTGATGATCACCATCGGGCACTCTGTCGCAACACTTGTGGTGGCGTCCATGGCGATATCGACGAAGTAGCTGTTGCTGGCTACAGCCTTGGTATTGCAATAGCCACCGAACGCGTACCTAGGATTTCTGTAGTCACTATCAATCTGCAGGATCTGCTCATCGTTGAAAACTTGAAGGCCTGCATTCATATTCTGAATACCGAGTAGTAGTTTGTATTGCGGACTCCGCCGAACGCGTCATTGCATAGAACGTTGAACCCCCCATTGACGATCGTAACGGGGTTGCCCGCGCCTGGCCCCGACGATGCCACTGCCACCCACGTGCCGTCATTTACCATCCCTGGAACACTGATGAAAGCCACTATTGGCCACGACCCGGCCGGAGCCACGTACGAGCCTGAAACAACGTGACGGGTAAGGCGATCCGTGACATCAAGAACTAGGTTTCCATTCTGGTCCCATACCTGAAGGCCCTGAGTCATGACCAGATCCCCAGGCGCACGCGCAAGGTCCCATTTCCGTCGTATACCTGGATCACACGATCATTGATCGTCAGATAGCCACCGCTATTCGCGCCGGTCATAGTGAGTGTCCCATTCTTGTCCAGCTTCCAGCGCGGCTGCCCTCCAACGCCTGTTGCGTTGGACTGGATCACATCGCCGATCATTGCGTTCTGAATCCAGCCGGTGCCGATCAGCGCCTGGCTGATGAAGGTCTGGCCGCCCTGCACCACGAATGGCGCTGTGGTGGAACCGTTGGCGATGTTGATCAGCGCGAAGCGGTCAACCTGGAACAGGGCCTGGCTCTGGAAGCTGCCGTCGGGCTGCTGCTCGACGCCCAAGCCGAAGCCGGCGCCGTAGATCCGGCCGTCGGAGGTGACCTGCGCTCGAAGCGTGTATGTGGCGCTGATCTTCCCATTGAGGCCCACCACTGCCTGCGAAGTCTGTTCGACTGCTGCCTGGGTCTGCCCGACCTGCGCCTGCACGGTGTCGGTTCGTTTCGCTTGGGCGTAATCGCCCTCTGCGATGACCGTCTGAATGGTCAGTGTGCCAGCGAAAACCGTCTCATCGCCGGCGCCCCAGTCCTCGTCGCCCGCAGCCTGCACGTTCAGCTGCACGAACAGCCCGTCGGTTTTCTGGCCGATGGCCTGAAGGCCGGTCTCCGGATCGTTGACCTGCAGCTCCAACGTGTTCACCCGGCCAGCGACTGCGCCTGCTTCCGCAATGGCGTCGCCCACGTCCTGCCAGTTCGTGCCAGGCGGCTCCTCGTTGCCGGGATCGGTGCCCTGCCAGCTCCAGATCTTCCCGTTGTGAACGACTGTCTGACCTGGCTCGTAGGTCGCCTCAGCGTCCCAGATCAACGGCACAATCTGGTCGATGCTCTCGATCTTGTCTCGCAGCCCCTGGCCCAGCGCGCTCTCACTGATCTTCCCGGAGAAATAGGCGTCGTAATCGGACTGGTTGGTGCTGGCCTCGCCCATCACGCCGGCGCCTTCCGGATACCAAGGACCGATGTTGCCGCTGCGGTCGACAAGCCGGGCCCAGAAGAAGAAGCGGGCACCTGCGGCCAAGCCGTCCAGCTCCAGGCGGTTCTGCGGGTAGGCATAGTCTCCGAGCTTCGTGGCCGTCTCTCGGTTCGGGCTGGGGCTGCGCCAGATCTCTGTGCGCTGGGTGTCCGTTGCGCCTGGCGGGAAAGCCCAGGCCAGCCGGATGCCGAAGACAATTGACGTGGCAGTCAGCGAGGTCACTGCCGGCGGCGGCTCGGTCTTGCCGGCGATCGTCGTCAGCGGGCTCATGGCGGGCAGCGAGACGGCATTGAGCGCGTTCACCGCCCTCACGCGCGCAAGATACTGGCCGGCATAGATCCCGGGCACCTCGATGCTGGTGGTGGCCACCCGCCCCTGGCGCACCCAGTTGAGGTCGTCGCGGCGCCACTCGACGTCGTAAGCGATGGCCTTGTCCGCCGGGTCCCACTGGATGGTCAGCGTCGGCGTGGCGATACCCTGCTCGATCACCACGTGCGATGACAGAGCCACGTTGGTCGGCGGCGGCTGGACACTGGGCGGGATGATGCTGATCGGCGGCAGCTCCAGTCGCGTGCCGTCGTCGATCGCCGCATACTTGCCTGGGACGTGCTTCAGCGCAGTGATGTTGTAGGTCAGTTCCTCGCCTTCAGTGACGGCGATCACGCGGAACAGCTGCAGCACCAGGTCGCTGGATTCGGTGGCCCAGACAGACTGCGGCACCGGGACCGCCGACCACGGCGCCGATACTGTGACCACTCCCGTGGCGGCATCGATCCCGTTGATGGTCCGGCCTTCCGTGCGCCCATTTGGCAGCGTGGCTCGCAAGGTGTCGCCCACCGCCATCGTCTCGGGCACCAGGTCCAGGGTGAGACTGCTGGCACCCGCAGCACGAATGCGGCCGGCGTTCCGGCGCCCTGCCCGGTTCGGGTCGGCCACCTGGATGACGTCACCCGGCATGCAGTTGAGGGCATCCAAGCCCACCGCGAAGCTGACGGTCTCGGTCTCCAGGCTCTCCGTGTACAGGATGTGGTTGCCCACCCGCTGCGCCTGCGCACGCGAATGGCAGCCGATCGCCGTGACCTCGGTCTGGTTGACGCCATAGCGTGCAATGGCGCCGAGGTGTTGGACTACTTCCACCTTCTGCCGGCCGAAGTCGTCGGGGTCAGTCCAAGACACCAGTGCCACTGTGTGGCGCGCCTTGCCACCGCTTCCGACGTAAGTGAACTCCCCATCGATCACGTTGGCCTGGCTGTAGGTCGGGCCCGGATCCTTCGGCATGTCTGCCGACGCCATGATCTGGCCAGCGGCATAGAAGCTGATTCCACGGAACATGCCGGCCATGTCCTGCAGCACCTTGTAGGCGTCCGCCCTGCTCTGCAGGTACAGGCTGCAGGTGAACCGCGGCTCTTGGCCGCCCATGCCGTCGCTCACCAACTGATCGCAGTACTGGGCGATCTGGTACAGCCGCCACTTATCCACCCAGTCCAGCGGGATGCGGTTGCCCAGGCCGAATCGATCATTGGTGACGATGTCGAAGAACACCCAGGCCGGGTTGTTCGTCCAAGCCGACTTGAAGGTGCCGTCCCACACGCCGCTGTAGGTTCGGCCAATAGGATCGTAGTTGCTGGGCACGCGGATGATCCGCCCCCACACCCGGTAGGATCGCGACGGGATGTTCTGGAACTGGCTCGCGTCGACCTGGACCGCGCACAGCGCGCTGTTGGGATACCGCAGCTTGACGTCGATGATCTCGGTCATCGAAAGCACGTTCACCGTGTCCGAGATCAGCGAGTTGTTCTGGTTCGGAGTCAGCCTGCGAATGCGAACCTGCCACTGCGAGCCGGTCGGCAGGTCAATTCGGCGGCTGCGCTCATATTGCGTGGTGGTCTTGCCGGTGATCGCATCGTTGAGCACGGTGGTGTATGCGCCACCGTCTACCGACAGATCCACCGCGTAGCTGATCGAGTAGCCGTTCCGGTCGCCGTTTTCCTCATCCACCTTCTGGAGGGCGGGGACGGCCAGCCGGATACGTACGGCCGAGAGATCAGACCCGCTTACCGTGCGCACGATCGGCTGGTCGCTGCGCAGCTCCACGTTCACTGAGATTTCGTTCTCTACCGACGGGAACCCGGGGATGTACTCCTGGTCCTGCGTACCTGATCGGGTGTCGACGGTGACGCCAGCAAAGTTCAGCCCGCCGTCCGGGTTCTGAATGGGAACCTGGTTCAGGTAGATCGACTGGTTGCCGGCCACCAGGCCACGGATCTCGCCCTCGCTGACGAGGTCGAGGATCCTGGCCACGGCCATCGAGTGCAGGCTGTCCGGGGTCTCCACCGGGGTGCGGCCGTTGCTGCCGCTCTTGCCGCCGGCGCCGGCCAGCTGCAGCCCGCGTGCGATGGGAGTTTGGACTGGCAGGTTCAAAGCTGATCCTCCGCCATGATTCCGCCGCTGATCACCGCGCTGCCGGTGAGCATGCCCTTCTGGTCATGGCCGCCATAGGCGACCGGCACAGGATTGCCCTGCGCTTGTGTATTGACGGTGCCGTTCATGCTGTAGCTCGGTCGGTTCTCGACGCTATCCTGTGACCCGAGCCCCTTCGGCTGGGGCCCGAGCATCTGAACGACGCCGCCAATAGCCATCACCGCGCCTGAATAGATCAGGTTCGCGTTACCGGTGTAGGCACCGACAACGATCAGCACGACGCCCATGATGATGTTCAGAATGCCCCCGCGCTTGCTGCCGAGCAGCACCGGAGCAATCCGGATGTCTTCCTTTCCGGGCGGGTCCTGAAGCTGGTCCTTCGTCAGGTTCTGCTTGCCCACGAAGACGGCGAAGGCCATGCCGTTCTCCTTCGCGCGGGCCAGGTACTGCTGGAAGCCCGGCAGGATCGCGCACAGCGCGCGCACGGCCTCTGCGGGGCTGTTAACAGCGAGGCGGAAGGAGCGACCGAAGCGGCTGCCCAGCTGGCCGTACAGGCGGATGGTGCGCAGGCGCTCAGACATGGGCTGCCTCCTTGTGGCGGACGATGTAGCGGGTACGCTCGGCCCACATGCCGCCGTAGGTGATGATCTCCGACAGGCGGCCGTGCATGTGATGGAGCAGCTGGCCGTCGCCGAGGTAGACACCGGCGTGGTTCGGGACGGGCGAACGGATCTGCATCAGCACCATGTCGCCGCGCTTCGGCTCACCCTCGATCAGGTCAAAGCCCTCGGCGCGCAGCCGGTCCAGGCTGTAGAGGTCCTGGCCCTTCTCCCACCAGTCGTCCTCCCGCTCGTATTGGCTGAGCTGGATGCCAAGCTCGCGCGCGTAGAAGTCGCGCACCAGGGTGTAGCAGTCCAGGGTGCCGTGGGCGAACTGCCGGCCCACCAGCGGCGCCTCGTAGCCGCACGGCTCGATGGTCTGCAGGTCGCCACACTCCGGTTCGGCACTGGTGACTTGGCCAACGCTGACGATGTGCCACGGCAGGCCGCTGGCCTCGCACATGACGCGGTCCGCGTCCGAAGCTGTAGCGGGGGCGTTCGGGTGACTGTGCACGACGGCCAGCACCTCCCCCGCGTCCTCGGCGTCGGCGAAGTCCTCCGCCGGCAGCCGGAAGTGCTCGCTGGGCGTGGTGGCCAGGTTGCGGCACGGGATGTACGTCTCGCCATCGTGGGCGGCCACGATCAGGCCGCAGCACTCGCGTGGATATTCGGCCACGGCATGCGCCTGGATGGCCTGCAGGGTGCTTTGTTGCATGGGTGTCGCCCATAGAAAAGGCCCGCGCTGGGCGGGCCTTGGGTGATAGGTGGTGGAGGCCGGTGCTGATCTCCGGCTTCAGGGCGATAGGCGTGGACTGGACGCCTCGTTTTATAGCTGCGGGTGTGCGTACTGCATACCTCCTACGTTCCGCACCTGTTCGGCCTGAGGTAACTGATACCAGCCCCGAACAGCTCTCGCTCCCACGATTCGCGCATCAGCCTGCGCATGCTCCACCGTTAAAAATCGTACTACGTGCGCAGCAAACCGGCGGCTGGGAACCCGCCATAGGGCAGCGGCTTGTCGGCACCGAAGCGCAGCTTGCAGCTGTTTACCCTGCCGCCGCACTGGTCACGCGCGGGGTCGGTGGTCGGCACGTCGTTGGCGTCGGCAACGGCCGGCCCGTTGTAACCGCAGTAGGGGCCGCGGTAGCCGCCTCGGATCAGCCAACCGCAGACGCCGGCGATAACCTGTCGGCCAGGCAGCTGCTCGCCGTTGAGATCAATCGCTGTCGTCAGCTCGAACTCGACGGTCTCCTTGGTCTCCGAGACCTTGCGCTCGATGAACCAGATCTCGTCGAGGAAGTGCTCATTCGGGTCGGCGGTCGGGTTCCCCTCGGGGAAGTTCGCCGCGTCGAGGTACTTTGCCAGCGTCTGCCGACGGATCACGCGCGCGCCCACCAGGTCGTCGAACAGCAGGCACAGGGCCGTAATGCGGCCGTCGATGTTGCTTACCTTCAGTCGGGGGTTTGGTGGCTGATCGCTGGTCCGGGAAAAGCCGGTCGCCTCGATCGGCCAAGGCCAGTACTCCTGGCCCTGCCACCAGATCACGCCCGACTGCAGATGCGCGTGGAAGAACAGCTGATCGGCGCCGAAGCTGCTGGCATCCAGCTCGTAGACCGTGACGCGGCCACCCGGCTCGAGCTGTTGGGCGTCGGCAGTAATCATGCGATGTAGTCCTCAAATCCGAAATCAGCGCAACGGGCAACAGTCAGCTCGGCATGCCCACCAGGAACGGCCACCACAGGCGCCCCAGTGAGCGCTCCGAACTGTCTGGCGTCGGTTGGCTTGCAAAGCTCATCGCTTGCGCCGAACCAAATCTTCATGCGCACCCCCTGAACCCTTCCGGCGGCAGCTAGACGGAGCGGGTTTCGGTCGGTCCCCAGCACCGCGTCGTTGTAGCTTCCGCCATATGCTGTGTCGATCAGGTCCCTGTAGTAGTCAGGCCGATCATGGACATCAGCCAGATTCACGACCGGGATCAGAGCCGCGAGACGATCAACCTTTCCCGGGTTGTTTGCTGCCCAGATGAATGACCCGAGACCACCCATCGATTGGCCCACCAGGAGAACCTTAGGGTTTCCACCAGTCTGCTGCTTGATATAGCTGTAGGCGCTGTAGATCCTCGATTGCTGCACCGAGTTTCCCCACGTCTGAGGCCCGCCAAGGTCCGGGGATACAACCGTGTATCCCCTGTCCATAAGCGCACGGAATATGGGGTATCGAAGCGGAACACTAAGCCAGCTGGCTCCAAGATCGCCCGCTCCGTGGACATAGATGGCGTAGCGAACAGGGCCGGCAGGGGATGGGCGCGCTACTACCTCAGCCTCGCCAGGAACGATCAGACCTTGGGTGTAGGAGGTGAACATCAGAGCGAAGCGCCAAGCGCAGGTCGATCTCCCGCGCCGCCAAACAGGTTGGCTGTAGCTCCCGCCGTTACGCTCGCCATTCGTACCTTGATGTTCGCTACAGTGCCAGGCGTTAGACCAGCCAGCCTAACTACCCGAGAATGCGTCCTGAAAGCGTCACCACCAAATACAATTTGGGACGCCGCGGTCCCGTTCACCATTAGGCTAAGCGTTCCGACACTGGCCGCAGTAGACATTCGCAATGATCCGCCAAAGGTCACATAGATGGGCTGGGCTGGCACTGTGAACGTAATCGACAAGCCGGCTATATCAGCTCCGTTCGTGTCGGCAGTAGCACTTACCTGGGTTTCTGCATAGGCGAGCTCGCGCGGATTCGAGAGTGCGTTGTAGATCTCTAAGGTCATAGCGTTGACCTTATCGAAAGCAACCTTCGCAGGATCGCCTTTGTAGGCCCCATGGTCGGTCGTGGTGTCGATGATCTGGCGGGCCATGGCCTCTCCTACGGCTGGAATGTCTGTTCAAACGTGGCATTGAGCGTGAACACGTCGTTGCCATGGGGAATGAGGTTGTACGTCTTGCACAGGTACAGGCCCTGCACGCCGAGCGGTGGCGTCCACAGGAAGGACACCGCACCCTTGCGGGCGCGCAGGAATGCCAGCGCCGGCCCGACCTTCGATTCCTTACCCACGATGGAAATCGGCCACTGCTGGGTCTCGTTGTTTAGGCCATCGGCAGCGGTCTGCCGGTAGCCGTCGCCGAACCTGGCCTCACGGGTGAGGAAATCGCCGGTGCCGGTGATCTCGGTGCGCACGCACCAGGTGAAGACCTCAGCCATTGCGCACGCTCATCTGATGGAAGATGCCGCCAGGACGAGTCTGCTGTGTCGCCCACTGGTTGATCATCAGGTTGAAGAACTGCTGTATGCGGCGAGCGTCCTCGCTGCCATCGCCCTGTTGGGTGGTGCTGGTGCCATCGGACGAAATTTTCATCGTGGTGTTGAAGTTGTTGGTGATCCCGCCCCCGCCACCGATGGCGGATGCAGGCATGCCTGCGGTGATCGGACGAACCGAACCGGCGTCACCGGGGATCAGGTAGGTCTTCCCTCCCTGGTCGAACAGTTCAGGCCTACCGCCCTCGCCTACCCGGTACATGCTGCCGGCGGCAACCGGACCGCCGCCGGCGCGGCCGCCAGCCATCCCACCGATTGCGCTGCCGGCCGCGTTGATCCAGCTCGACCCGGTCCCGCTGTAGCTGCTGGCCCAGCTGCCGATCATCTGGAAGATCTGCGAAGCCGCCGCCTGGGCAGCCATCTTCTGCAGCGTCTTGGCGAAGCTTTGAACCATCCCGCCCAAGCCTTCGGAGAAGGGATCGAACAGGAAGTCGGCGAAGGCGTCCTGCATGTTCCGCGCAGCCTGGTCGGCAAAGGTGCTCATCTGGCTGTTCGCGTCCTGGGTTTTGCTGGCCAGGTCCTGCAGCCCATCCCCATAGAGCGCGGCGAAATCGTCCTGCGCATCCTTTACCGCAGCAAGATTGCGCAGTGTTTCCGCCTGAGCCTCGCTCAGCGCTCCGTAGGCGTTGGCCTGGATGTCGTAGTTAAGCTTTGCCGATTCGCTGAGGTCACCGTGGAGGGCGATCTCGCGTTCCAGCTTTGCGATCTGATCATCCGCGCGGCTGCTTCCGGCTCCATACAGCGCCTCGTAGTCCTCCTGGATCTGCTCCAGCAGCGACTTTTCCTTGGTCAAGGCGTCAGCACGGCGATTGGATGCACCATCGGCACCAGCCCCCGCAGCAGTACCGCCCCCTGGAGTGCGCGCTGTGCTGTCGACCGAACCCGTCACACCCTTGAAGCTCTCGCCGGCGGCCTCTGACCTGTAGCGCTTTGTCAGTTCCCGCTGGATCTGGAGCCGCTTTGCTTCAAGATCATTGATCCGTTTCAGGCGGGCTTCTTCCTGCCCGTCAGTCAGAGGAAGGCCGAACAAGCCCGAGGTGTTCTTCTTGGCGTAGTTGATCTGCTCGGTCAGCCGCGCCATCTGGGTGTTCAGGGCATCTTCGCCGGCGTCGCCGAGCATTCCGCCCGCATCCAGCTTTCGCAGCTGGTTGGCCTTGTCGATGAAATTGACGATCAGAACGGCGCCGTTGGCCATCTCGGCGGCTAGGTCTCCAACCAACTTCGTGCTGGTGACAAAGGCGTTCTTGGTCTGGTCTGATCCGAGGAACGCCGTCAGCTCCTTGAACTGCGGTAGCAACTCGGCCGCCACCTCGTTCTTCAAGCCCTGGAATGCCAGCTGGATCAGGTTGGACTGTTCCTTGACCTCCTTCATAGCAGCCAGCGTGTCTGCATCAAGCACGGCCCCAAGGCGCTGCGCCTCATCGCCCCACTTCCGGAAGCCCTCGCCGTTGCGCGCCAGCAGCGGGGCCAGCATGGACGAGTCGCTGGCAATCGCCTCCATGTAGAAGACCATCTCGGCCTGGCTCGCGCCGGCCTGCTCCAAAGCGCTGTAGTACCGCTGCAGCACCTCCGGCCCGCTCAGGTGTTGCAGCTCCTTCGCGGTCAACCCGATGCGCGGTGCGATCTGCTCGAAGAAGTCCTTCATCGCGCCGCCGCCGGTCTGCAGGAAATCACCCAGCTTGTCCTGGGTGTCCTTGAAGATGTCGGCGAGCTTGTCCTGCTGGATGCCAACGGTGGCCGCGCCAGCAGCCATGCGCTGGAACACCTGCTCGTTGGTGCCGGACAGACGGGAGAACTTTTCCAGTTCCGCCGATGCATCGACCAGCTGCCGGGTCCAACCCAGAACGGCCGTGCCGGCCGTGGCCAACCCACCAGCGATGGTTCCGCCGATTAGCCCGAAGGCACGCCCAATGTCGGCAGCAGTGTCCCCGGCATCCTTGCCCAGCTTCTTCATCTGCTTGGACGCGCGGTTGGTGTCGGTCTCGAACGACCCCGTGCGCATCAGTAGGTCGACAACGATTGAGCCGGCAGTGGCCATGGTGGGGTCCAGTCAGGTTAGAAGCCGAGGGCCTTGGATACATCGCGATCGGCGTCGCTCAGCACCGGGTCGTCCGGGCTCGGAGCGAGGAATCCGATGATGCTTTCGTACTTGCCGCCGAAAGCGGTTCCGATCACTGCGGCCGGCCGGTGGAACCGATGCAGATCGTCGAAGGGATACAGCTCATAGAAGGCGCGCCAACCATTCAGCTCAGCGCCTGGCATTGCGTCGATCTCGCCGAGGGTCTTCCCGAGGCTCAGGGCGAGCTGGTATCGGAACCACTCTCCGCTTCCTCGGCGGGCGAGCTCTCCTTTCCCTGGTAACTGTGCACCTCGCTGATGGCCTTGGTCAGGGCAATCTGAACGGCGAACTTCAGTTTCTTGGCCTGCGCCAGCGTCAGAGCTGGCTTGCCATCGGGGGTGCATATCGCCTTGGCAATGAGGCGAGCCATCGATTCAGCCTGCTTGTCCGGGTCTTCACTGGTCTGTCCCGCGAAGAATCCGCGCAGCACGCCGGCCTCCTGCTCGCGGATGTAGAACGTGTGCTTGCTGCCATCGGCAAGCTTGACCTCGCGCTCATGCACGTCGTCGGAGATGAAAAGCGAGGGGTCCAGCAGCGGCGCTGCAGTGTTGTTTGTCTCGGTCATGGAGTGGTTCCGTAGAGATGGCTCGCCACGGCGCCACTCGGGCGCCGGGCGCTTGGATGGGATCAGGCCAGCGGCTTGCCGTAGCGGGTGACGCCGCCGCTGCGCTGGACTGTGACCGTGCCGCGCACGATCTCGTTGGTGGCGATGTCGATGTTCACATCAGCGATGTAGCCGGTGAACAGGAACCCCGAGCGAGCAGTAGCCAGCGGCGGGACCAGCGCGTCTTCGCTGTCCAGCGTCGGTGCGGCGACGCCGTCGCTCAGGCCGATGTACCAGCTGACGTTCTCGCCGCTGTCCTTCAGCTTGAACAGCGCATCGTGGGATGCATCGCTGGGGATGTAGTTGAACGGGATGGATACCTGGCCAGGGTTTCCCAGCCCGCGCTGGAACGTCTTGTCCGTTGTTGCATCCAGGCAGGTGTCTTCGATCTGGTCGGCAGCGCCGCCCAGGCCGGACGCCCCGGTCGGGCATGCGAACTTGACGATCGCCGGCCCGCCGGCCGCGTTCGGGTCAACGAAGAACAGATGGGTGCCCTGGGTCTTGACGACGCCCTCGGTCATGGCAGTTTCCTCTGAAGGGCCGCGCGAGGGCGGCATTACGGATGACCAGCAGTCAGCGCTGGTCGATGAAGTCGGCTTCGAGGCCGACGCGGTACAGCTTGGTATCTGGGTCGCGGTTGTTGACCACGACGCGGTTGACGATCAGCACGCCATCCAGCGCAGCGCGAACGGCCTTCGCGAGCTGCTCTACGCCTGCGTCGGTCGCGTGGTAGCAGTCGATCTGCACAGTGGTGAAATCGCCACCAGGGGCAGCGCTCAGGTTGTCGAATGCCGAACCAGTCACGATCTGCCAGACGATGTAGGGGCGCGTCTCGGTCTGTGCCACCTCACCGTGCCGGCCGATGCGGTCGTCGACGATCGCCGACACCGCCGCCGTGCGAATGGTTCGATACACCTTCGGGAACATCAGCGGCGCCCTCCATTCTGCGCGGCCAGGCGCTTGGTGATCTGGTCGAGCCTCTTCAGCAGGTCTTCGCTGACCACATCAATGATCTGGCTCCCTCGACGCTGTACGGCGGGGCGCAGCCAAGGCCGGGCGGGCTGCGTTGCGGACCCGTACTCCATCAACTGCGCCGCCCGCAGCGTCGTTGTCTTGGCGCCCTTGGCATTGATGTAGCTGCGCCGTTTCACCCGCACCAGCTGACGCTCACCCTTTGTTCCAACAGGGGCCTTGCCACGGCTGGCGACGATGCTCTCGACCGTGGTCTCTGTGCTGTCCGCTCCGCCCTGAGCCACAGAGCGTCGGAAATTGTCCTTGGCTTGATCCCGGAGCAGCCGTGCACCCTTCGCCAGGGCCAGCTTCACGGGGCCGCCCCGCTTGCTCACCACCTCTGATGGCAACGCCTCCAGCGTAGACAGAACGCCATCGATCCCGTGGATCTGAAGTTCGACCTTCACAGGTACACCTCTGCGTCCGCGCCCACCCAGTGCCGCAGCAAGTCACCACTGACGTCGGCCTCACCCTTGAAATCGGGCTCGTGTCCCATCCCAATGCCACCGCGACCCGGCAGACCCTTGATGCCCACGACACGGTGGCCACCGAACAGCCGGCGGCCACGGGGACGGCGCCACAGCTCCAGGTCGATGAACTTCGGCCGTGATCGGCAGGCGTCGGCGAAATCGCGGAGCGCCGCACCGCGCATCGCGGTGCTGCACAGGCTGGCGTGACCGGTGTTGGCCAACTGCCGGCCGCGCCGCTGAGCCACGTTGTAGTAGCGAGCGCGGTGCTCGCCCACCAGCTCGGCATGCTCCAGCTCTGCGGCGATCGTGGTCAGCCAGTCAGGCGCATACCAGTCATCGTCCTCGATGATCACCAGCCGCTCTTCCGGACCAACCGCAGCCAGCCCCTTCAGCAGGTTTCGAGCCTGCGTGTTCTGCCCGGGCGCCCAGTGTGGCGAAGGGCGCACCAGGACCAACTGCCAACCATCGCGCCTGAAGGTTACCGGCTGCGGATCCGCGCCGTCGTCCACGATGATCCAGCGGACGGGGCCGGAGTAGTCCTGCCTGGCCATCCAGCGCTCGCACAGCGCCCAGGCAGCCGGCCTGGCACCGGTGGCCGTGAGCAGCGTCAGCATCGCGCCACCGCGAAGGTGTGCATCGGCAGCCGCCGGCGGGCCACACCGCGCTCACCGTGGTCGTTCAGTTCGATTGGCACCTCGCCGGCGTACTCGGTCACGATGTCGCTAAAGCCGGCATCGGCCAGCAGCAGCCGCAGGCCGCTCTGGCTGTAGCGGTAGTAGTCGTCGGGGTAGCCGTGCTCCGGGAACGCGAACAGCGTGGTGATCACCAGCAGGCCACCGGGTTGCAGCACCCGGCGAAGCTCCGGCAGTGCCATCCACGGCCGCGCGACATGCTCCAGCACCTCCGAGCACACGATGCCGCTGAAACGTCCCGACCATTCGGCCGGCAGGTCGTGGATGTCGGCTACCTGGTCGACGCCCTCGCCTGCCTGCATGTCGATGCCAGTCCACTTGCCGGTAGCCAGATCGCGGTTCGTGCACCACCAGGCAGCCGGGTCATGGATGCGGCTGCCGACCTCCAGCACGTCGTTGCCCAGGGCACCGGCATGGCGCTCGATGTACGCGCGGATGCGCCCGCGCACCGAGTTAAGCGGCAGTCTGTTCATCGAATTCGAAGCACCTGAGCGATGAGCCGGCCGTGCAGTTCACGACGCGGACGTGGGGGTTCTGGCTCGCCCACAGGGCGAACTGCATTTGATGAATCTGCCGCTGGGCCGGAGCTGTGTTGCGCAGGCCGTTCGTGTACGGTCCAAAAAAGTGGGAACCGTGTAGGTCAAATCCGTGGAGGCGCACCAGCGTGGCGCCCAGCGACGCCGCCACGGCCAGGCCAAGCACGCCGCTGTTCCAGTTGGTTCGCGCCCCGGCGAGCTGCTGCAGGCCCGCCTTTCGATGCGCGGTGTACCGCGCGCCCTGAAATTGCATTGCATCGGGGTGCATATCCCACCACTGCACGTCGCTGGCCGCCAAGAACTCCGCCCAAGGCGCCAGCTCGAAAGCATTGCCGACCACACCGACCCGGCGCCCGCGCAGGCGATCGGCTAGGCTTGCCGATGCGCTCGGGCCTGGTCCAAGAAGGTCTATCTCGATCATTGCCCGTCGTTGACCCCGCCCGAGACGGGAATGGTTATGTACTCCAGTCCCGACGCCTTGTCCGGCAGCAGCCCGGCGATGTTGAAGACCTCACCGCGGTGGATCAGGCGCATCGACGGCAGCAGGCCGTCGCGGTAGCGCATGGTGATGCGTGCCGTGACCGCCGATTGGGTCTGCCCGGACTGGATGAACTCGCGGGCGGACAGCGGCTCCACAGACGCCCATACGGTGGCCACGTCGACCCACGCCGTCTGCTCGATACCATCGCTGTCCCTGGTCGTGACCTGCTGCTGGATCAGCACCCTGTGCCGCAGGGTTCCGCTGGCAACGTTGCTCATCAGGCCACCGTCGTGCGGCGCAGCGGCGCCAGCTGTGCGGTGGCGGCCTTCGACAGAACGTAGCCGTGGCCAGCATCGGCCGGCACCACGTTGTCACCCTCGCCTTCGCGGAAACGGTACTGCGAGGCCAGCTCCAGCAGCGTCGCGGCGATCACCGAAGGGTGCAGGATCGGCTCGCCATTGCTGTCCTCGGCCGGCACGGGCCGGCCTGCGCTGTCACGGACCAGTTCCCCATCAGAGTCGCGCTGCAGAACGTACAGGCGCCACTCCTGCTTCAGCCACGCTGCCACAGACTCGGATACGGCCGGAATCCAGATCGCCAGCCAGCGGTCATCGACGTCACTGTCGATGCGCATCTGCTCGCGGGCGTCCGCCGGGGTGACGAACTCACGCATGGCTGCCACCCAGCTGCACGGGCTCGGCCGGGACGCGCACGCTCTTGCCGTCTTTGCCGTCACGCCCCTTGCGTGCGCCAAGCGCCCAGTCCTGATCGTTCTCCAGGCAGGGCTTCGACGCATTGCTCCGCTTGGCGATCCACAGGGCGCCGTCGTGGGTGATCGATTCGCCCGCTTTCACGCCCAGGCCTTCGCGCCAGAAGCCACGGTGCACCATGTAGGGCAGCACGAACTCCTTTCGGCGGTCGCCGGCCCCCAGCGTGATGACGAAGCCACGCTCGGCGTCGTAGTCGCCGGAGGCTGTCTCGAAGCTGAGGCCGTCCTGGCCATCCTCACCAACGACCTTGCCCAGCCTGATCGCCTCGCCCTTCGTGGTGGTGATCACCAGCTCGCCGGCGCGATCAATCATGGCGCCGGCCAAGCCGACACCGTCGGCGCCGGCCTGCGGCGGGTACTCGGTCAGGTGCTTGGCCACCGCCGCAGCCAGCTGCTGCTCGGTGACCGGATCCGCGTCCTTGCCATCCTTCGGCACCGGAAGCGCGTCTACAGCGGCCTTCACCGTTGCCTCAATCACCGCTGGATCTGCGTCGCGGCCGTTCTGCACCGGATTGGCTTCGAAGTGCTTGGAGACGGCATCGGCCGTGGCCACGTCGACCAGCGTCAGCAGGCGCGGCGACTCCAGCAGCTTCGCCACCACCAGATCGGCCAACGCATCGACGTCCACCGGCTCGGCGTCCAGGCCGGGGTCGCCCTTCTCCGGAGCCCGCTCGCGCAGCTCCTCCAGCTCCCGCTTCACCGGCGCGATCGCCTCCCGGATCAGGCCGCCGATCTCCTTGCCGAAGTCGATGGGGTCAGTCATTGCGGAATACCTCGGCTCGCGCGGCGTGAAGGGCCTTCATCATGAAATTCTCCTGCTGCAGCGCGCGCAGTTCGTCGCTGTCGTCAGGCGGAGTGTCGTCGTCGGTGGCCGGCACTGCAGGCTCCGGTGCTGGCGCGGCGGTGATCTTGTTCTGGCGCACCTGGTCCAGCGGGTAGTCCTGCTGCTGCATATAGACGGTGTCGCCACCTTCCAGTGGTGCCAGGTTGAAGGCGAGTCGCGCTTCGTTCGGGGTCTTGACGTTTCCGCTCACCAGCTTCGTCTCGACATCCGCCTGCTTGCCAACGTCCATGCGCAGGAGCGGCCCCAAATCCAACTCGACGCCCATCGGACGGGATACACCCAAGCCTTCGTCCAGCAGGTTCTCCATCGCCTCGATGTGGGTCTGCAGCGCATCGCCGTAGTACATCTGGTTCACTTCGTCCGGCTTCGTTCCGGCTGGGATGCTGCCGATGCCCACTTTGAACGGTGGGATGCCGAACGGCTGACAGATCTGTTCGTCCGAATAGCGCATCTGTTCGACCAGCTGGTTGTCGGCCGACTTGAACGCGAACGGAGTGAACTTCATGTCCGCACCGATTACCGCCACCTTGCCGGCGTTGGACCCATGGAAGTTGGTGTTCCAGTAGTCCTTCACCTCCTTCGCGTCTTCCTCAGTCATGCCCGCCGGTGCCGTCAGGATGCCGCCTGGATTGGCGCCGTTAGAGAAGAACGTGGTCGAGTCCTTCAGGATCTTCAGGTTCTTCACGGCCGGCCAGTTTGCCGCGCACAGCGGCGGGACGCCTATCAGCTGGTGGTGGAAGCAATTCATCCGGTCGTGGATGATCTCGCTGGCCGGCACAATCAGCTGCTCGCCTGGGTACTTGTCCGGCAGGAGGTTGGAGCCGCTGTTGTAGTTGATCTGGTAGAAGACATCGCCACTATCGGCCACCATCGGCTGCACCCGGCACGGATCCAACACCCACAGCCTAGTAACCGCATTTCGCTCGTCCCGGCCTTTCAGTACGTACGTGTTGCCCTGAAGCAACTTCGACAACATCCACGCCTCTCGAAACTGCTGGGCGGTCTGGTACGCGTTGGGCTTCCGAAGCACCGGCCAGTACGATGTGTTCTTCCTGTCCAACCGCCAGATGCCGTCCTCGTTTTCCGCCTTCAGTTGAAACGGCAGCTTTCCGACATCGGACGAGATTCGATTCAGGCACGCATACAGCGTCGGGTAGGACAGAATCGTGTCGTGCCGCTCTTCCATGTTGCGCTGCCAGGCGCCGGTGAACGGCTCGCGCACCAACGACTGCCAGCCATCTCGCCCAGGACCAGCAGCTACCGGAGACAGCGATTTCAGGTAGTCGGTGCCGTACTTGCGCACGCCGGCCTCGGTGGCCAGTTCACGGGGCGAGAAGCCAGTCATTCAGTTGCATCCTTCTTCGGCACGGCCTTCTTGACCGTAGCCTTCTTTGCGACCGCCTTCGGCGCGGCCTTCTTGGCAGGCTCCGGATTAGACATAGGCTGCTGCGCCACCATGTCGCGACGGCGATAGCCCGAGTGCTTTTCCAGAAGCGGCGCGAGTCGTTGGTCGACCACTACCACACGCCTGCCCCGGATCAGTTCAACTTTGCGCATTTCGCACCTCTCGATTAAGCGAGGCGGGGTCGCATCGACCCCGCCGCGCAACACGGTTACGGGCTGGTCGGAGTGCCGTTGGTCCAGTCCACGCCACTGAGGTAGGCCACGGCCTGCGGGCGGCGCTTCTTCCAGTTGACGAAGCGCTCGGCACGAATCGCCAGCTGGTTCGTCTGGAACATGCTCTGGATCTGCGCGATCGTCGGCGTGGCGGTAGCGTCATCGTCCATGATGATGGTCGCCTCCTTGCTGATGTCGATGGTGACCACACCGTCATCCGCCAGGTAGATCTCGCTGGTGAACGCCAGGATGAACATGCCAGCCGGCACGTAGTTGGACACCACCAGCGGCACACCGTCGATGTCGCCGCCCAGCATGCTGACATTGGGATACTCGCGGTTGCCCAACGCGTTCTTGCGGGTGGCCAGCGCGCGGGCGGTTGCGCTGTCAGTGATGTACACCGCGCTCTGGACCGGCAGGTTCGTCGAGTCGGCAGTCGCCCAGAGGGCGGCGATGTCGGTGTCCACGTCGCCAGTGGACGGGATCGCGGTCACACCGTTGGTGATCGACGCCGGCGACAGACCGGCACCGGTGCCGGCGGCCTTGGCCGGGTCGACGAAGTCCTCGTCCATGCGCTCGATCACGGCGTCCGACAGATCGTCGCGCACCAGGATCTGGATGGACGGGTCGGAGAAGCGCGCCAGTTCCTCGGTAATGACCGAAATGCCGGCGATCTTCGCCCACTTCAGCTCCGCAGCGTCGTAGCCAGACTTCGTCACCGGCTTCCGGTAGCCTTCGCCAACCCACTGCGCGCGACCCTTCGCGGTCTTGCCCGGAATACGCACGTTGAAGGGGACACGGCGCAGCCCCGGCACGTTGCCGACACCAAGCTGGCCGATGATGGTGCGCGGGCGCAGGAAATCAACGAACTCGCTGGACAGGTTCTGGTACTGAACCAGGTTGCCAGCCCAAGCAGGATCAGTGGTGTTGCCCGCCGCAACCGCGGCTTTCATGATCTCGTTCAGGCGCACGTCGTCGCGGAAGGTGTTCTCGGCGAAGGCCTTGGCACTGGAAACGTCGCCCTTGCCGGCGTACATCGCCATCGCGAATCGGGCGAAGCCGATGCCCTGCTCTTCATTCTTGCGGCTGTGAATCAGGGCCGGGCCCTGGCCGCTGGCGGCAGAACGCTTGGGATCGGTCGCGGAGCCCTGATCCTGGACGATCTGTGCTGCGGGCACGGCAGACTTGGTCTGCACGGCCTGCAGGCGGGTCAGGCGGTCGATGTCGCCGTCCAGCGACTTGATCTGGCCTTCCAGGTCGTCGAACTCTTCCTGCTCGGCGGTGTTGAAGGAGCGGCTCTCGTCCATGGACTTCTGGGCGATCTCGCCCAGCTTCTTCTGGAGCGCTTCGCGGGTAGCGCGCAGCGCTTCCAGCTGTTCGGCGATGGTCTTCATTTCGTGTCCTTGATGATGGCGCAGCCGTTCGGCCCGGGTTCCACGCCGGGCAGTGCCTGCAGATGATGGGGAGCGGGTTCCACCCCGCAGGGCCGTCAGGCCCAGTGCTTCAGTGCAGCAACTTCACCGCGCCGCCAGCCGGTCGTTCGACCTTGGCCGCCTGGCGCTGAATGAGGGGGACGCCGTAGTTCGCCGAGCGGCGGCCGCCGGCGGTGTCCATGGCCTTGATGGTCTGGATGGTCGCTGCGGCGTTGGCTGGGATGGTGACCAGCGACAGCTCGAAGATCTCGGTCTCGGTGAACCGGATGCCGCCGCCTTCCATGTAGCTGTACTCCAGCGCCCGGAAGCCGATCGACACGCCGCGCACCAGCTTCTCCTTCACCGACTGCCAGGCCAGATCACAGAGGTCCTTCAAGGCGCCAGCAGTGGCGATCTTCGCCACGCTCGCCGTGAACGGGATGCCCTTGGCCGTCGGCTTGCCGAACTTCACGATGCCCACCGGGCTATCGTGGCGGTGCTGCCACAGCAGCGGCAGCTCGGCCGCGAACTTGGCGCCTAGGGGCTCGACGACGTCGCCGTAGCGATCCGGCTCCGGCGTGGTCGCCCAGCCGGTGATGATCTGCTGGTCGTCGTCGTAGGACTTGACCTCCAACACGCTGTAGGCGCGATTCTCGGTGTTCATTCAGTTCCACCCAGGGTCATGAGGACGAGTTTCTTGTTGCTCTTCTCTTCGGCCACCGGAATGCTGATGCCAATGGCCATCAGCAGCGCGGTGATGTCGTCGATCTTGTCGGCGGACCGGCGCTTGTCCGGCGCCATGTTCAAGTTCACGTCTTTGCGAGCGACCAGGTTAGCCGCGCACCAGGCCAGAACAGGGTCGCCGTCGTGCACCAGCCGCTTGCCGATGTAGGCGCGCTCCAACTCGACCATCGCGGGGTGGTAGGACTTCGTGCCCTGGATGAACTCAACCAGCGGAACCTCTGCCGCCACCAGCCGGCTGACCATCTCTGTCGCGTTCCAGCGGTCGAACGCCAGGGACTGCAGGTTGAATCGCTCGTGCACATCCAGAACCGCCTGCTCAATCACCGCGTAGTCGGTGACCTCGCCCTCGGTCTGCTCCAGCAGACCGGCCGCTACCCAGCCCGCATACGGAACAGTGCCGCGCTCGGTGCGCTGCGCCACTGCCGATTCCGGCACCCAGCGGCGTCCCCAGGTGATGATCTTGTCGTCCAAGCGCCAGACCAGCCGCAGCGATGCAAGGTCGCGCGTGCTGGCCAGGTCAAGCCCACCCCAGCAGGGAACGTCCTTCAGCGCGTCCAGATCGACCAGGCCATGGCAGGCATTCCACTTTGGCAGCAGGATGAAGCCGTTCGCCGCTGCAGCAGGCCGGTTCAGCCGCTTGATCTGGAACTCAGCGAGCTTCGAAGGCATCGCCTTCGCTTCGATCGATTCCTTCCTGATCGCCGCCAGCAGGTGGGGGTTCACGTCCATCAACGGGTTGGCCTTGTGCCAGGCCTTCTCGTCGAAGTCCCCATCGTCCTTGTCCACTGCGAAGAAGATGGCCAAGAAGTGGTCGGCGGCATCGCCGAACACCCCTTCCAGCAGCTGCGTGGCGAACTGCCGAATCTCCGACCAGGGGCCGGGATTCGCGTACCCCTCTGTGGTCGTGAACAACCACAGAGGATTCCGGCGTGCACCGGCCGCCGACTGCAACACGTTCAGCAGATCAGGCGTCTTGTGCGCATGGATCTCGTCGAGACCAACGTGGGACGGGTTCAGACCGTCCTGCGTCGAAGCCTTGGCGTTGATTGGCTTGAACGTCGCGCCGGTCTCGACTCGGCTGATCGCGTTGGCCCAGCACTCCAGCCCGTAGGCCTCCCGCAGATCGGCCTTCTTCTCGGCCATCCGCTTGGCCACGTTGAAGATGATGCGCGCCTGGCTGCCAGTGGTAGCCGCGGAAATGACCTGCGCACCTTCTTCCTCTTCGCAGCATTCGCAGTAGAGCAGGATGGCCGCCGATAGCGTCGACTTCGCGTTCTTGCGCGCGACCGCGAACAGTGCGGATGTGAAGCGGCGCGTTCCATCGGGCTTGCGGAACCCGAACAGCTGAACCACGAACCAGACATGCGACGGGTGAAGCCGGATCTCCGGCGTCTCCCACTTGCCTTCCACGTGCGGGAGAAGCTCGATCCAGCTGCAAGCGTGATTGGCGTGATCGCGTGAGAAGGAGAATGGCGCTCCCTTCTTCTTCGCCCGCTTCAGATCGTCCAGGAACCGTTTCGCCGCCAGCTTGATCAGCCGGCCGAACCTCCCTCCCCTATCAGCCGCAGCCGCCTTCGCATATCCGATCGCAACATCGACGTAGTCATTTTCCGGCGGCGCGGGGCTTTCCGAGCGCGGCGAACGCGTTGCCCGGCTTTTCCGTGTCGCCATTAGGTTTCACCTTTCCCTGCGCCACTGGCGTCAGGCCGAAGTCGTTCATCAGTCCACGCAGCTGGGCAACCATCGATGCAACCGGCGCCTCGCCGGCGGCGTACAGCTGGACGGTCTTTCCATGAAGAGCGCAGAGCTGGCCGAGCGCCGACAGGCCGGCTTCGGTCAGGAGCTTGTTTGCGTGGAGGATCGGAGCTAGGCGCTCCCATTCCTTACGTGCGTGTGCGTTGGGCATCCAGTCCGGTGCCGGTGGCACATCGGACACCAGGGGGAGTTCAGCCGCGACAGGCGCTTCGCGGTCAGGCCGGTCGGTGCCGGCCACCACCTTCAGCGCTGTCGGCTTGCGGGGGCGGGACATAGACGGGCCTCAAAAACTGAATTTTCTGAATTGACGGTGCGAAAAAACGACTGAGCGGCCGGTGTCCGGGGGAGACGCTTCGAACTTTTTCCCCTCCCCCCGTCGCATTTGATGCGAGCCATTCGCATTCAACGTTTCGAGAGGAACGGATGAGAACGATTCGCGCCTCGTGCTGCCTCTGCCTTGGTCTTCGTGCAGTGGCACTCGCAGCAGATCGCCTGCAGGTTGTCCAAGTCATCCGTGCCGCCTTCCGCCTGCGGCACAATGTGGTCAACCTCTTCTGCCTGACGGATGCGGCCAGCAGCACGGCATGGCTGGCAGAGGTAAAGGTCACGCGCCATCACCGCATCTCGCTTGCGTCGCCAGGGTCGACCGCCTCGCCCTTTGCCGTAGTTCTCAGGGGCTGCCTGGGCGACGTGCACCGGCGCCAACTGAGGCATCGGCCTGTGGCGGTTGGGGAAACCTGGCATCAGCCGAGGCTCTGCGACTGGTCGCGCTCGCCGGGCACCAGCTCACCGTCCAGGCTGCGGGCTGGCTCGTCCTGCTCTTCCTCGCCCTCAGCGGCCAGCGCAGACAGCAGGGCATCGACCTTCTCTTCCAGTCGGCCGGTGGATTTGCGCTGCTCTTCCTGCTGCAGCTCGATGCGGCGAAGGCGATCAGACAGGCTCATCGGTTGCTCCGAAGGGCTGGGCAACTGGGTTCCCCTGCGCATGCATGTTAACCACCGTGAAGTGATTCACCGTCATGGCCATGGGGTTTGGCATATCCCGACCAAGCGAAGCTTCCTCTGCGGTCAGCTTCAGCAACCAGTTGCGCAGCCACACCCGCGGGTTGAATCGGTCAGGGATCACGGCTTCACCTGCTTCTGTTCATTGGCCGGGGCCAACTTCTCGATCGCGCCCAGCTGGCTGTTGCACTGCTCCAGGCTCAGCACATTGGCGTTGTAGGCCGACACCACGCTCTCGATGGTGCGCTCCTTGGCGCGCTTCACGGGGCAGCGGGCGGTCAGCGATGCCGGCACGCCCACGGTGCGCTCGACGGTGACGTACACGGTCTGCGGGATGTCCGGCTTCTGGGCCTTGCTGCAGCTGCCGAACCCGCACAGCGGCAGGGCCGCAGCCGCGATCACAGCAACGGAATGGCGTCGCATAGGGTCTGCTCCAACTGCTGCCGGCATCCCGGCTGGGTCTTGGCTGCCTGCAGGGCCTGCTCGGCCTGGGTCGCGCGGCGCTGGCTCTGGGCTGCTGCCGCTTCGGCCAGCCGTGCGGCTTCCCGGGCTGCCTGCTGCTGGCGGGCGGCTTCACCGATGGCCAGCTGGGTCTGCCGGTTCACCTCCTGCAGCAGCTGGCCGCAGGCGTTGGCCGCGCGCAGGTTCTCGTCTGCATCGGCCCGGGCCTTGTCGCGCTGCTTCTCGGCGGCGGCGATCAGGGCCTGGTCCTTCTTCGCTCGATAGTCCGATCCGAGCCGGGCGCCCAGCAGCAGGACAGCGCCAACTGCGGTGGCCCACAGCCCCACGCGGATCAAGCCCACGTAGGGCCGCAGCGGGTCAGGGATCAGCATGGCCGCTGCTCAGCTTGGGCTGCACGAAGATGCGGGACACCGCAGCCAGGAACGAGGTCACGCCAGCAGATGCCAGTGCGCTGTAGGCCACGGCCTGCTTGAACCCGTCGTGCACCACCGGCAGCCAGTCCGCAGGCAGCAGCACATAGGCGCCGATGATGCCAAGCGCGGTGGCGCTGATGATGCCGGCCAGCAGCGACAGACGAACCGACCAGAGCCGCCAGAAATGGCGTCGGTCGCTGGTCAGTTTCAGCTTATTCACTTCAGCCCCCTCAGCTGCTTCAGCTCCTTGATGTCCTGCTTGTTCTGCTCGACCTGCACGGCCTGCTTGGCCAGCTCCAGCTTCAGCGCCGGGACATCGGCCAGCTGTGCGTTGAACGTCTGCAGCTGCTGCTGCACCGTGGCCATCTGTTGGTTCGTCACCTGCTGCTGGGTCAGTACCGCCTGCATCGAGGTGATCAGCCAGTAGCCTCCACTGACCATGAAGCTGGCGAAGACGCCGACGATCCACTTCTCGACGGGCCCAAGGGAGATTCGGGTGCGGCCGTCCTGGCTCGGCTGGGCTTCCATCGTCATGCCCCAAGCACCTTCAGCGCGCGGAAGTACCGCGAACGCCGGTCAGCAGAGCCATTCTGGGCACCGTTCACCCGGGCCGTGATCTCGTCGAATCGCCCGGCGTCCGCCAGCTTGTTGAGGTTCCGAGAATCCCAGAACGTCGCTGCTGCCAAAGCGCCCCACTTCGGCTGTTCCAGCTGATCGGGCTTGGCCTCAAAGTCAGGAACGCCTTTGATTCCCTTCGCCCGCAAAGCGTCGCGGATGGCCGCGTAGTTGGCCCGGCCCGTGTTCTGGATGGGACCACGGCCGCGATAGCGGTAGCCATCGCCACTCACCTCCGAACCGTTGCCAAGCCGGTTGGCATACGCGTTGTTGCCGATGGCGACCGGCTTCCGCTCCAGCGCGCGCGCCAGGTCGTTCGGCTTCCTCGGCTTGGCCTTGGGGTCAACGGCGTAGCGGCTGGGCCAGGTGTCGGCCATGCCCTGCGCACCGTAGTTCAGGTTCTCGACGGTCCGGGTCAGGCTCGCAGACTCGTGACCGACCTGCGCCAGGAAAGCTGCCACCCGCTTCGGGGTGCTGATGCCGAACGCCGTGCAGGCGTCGGCCAGGGGCTGAGCCCACTGGGCGGCGACGGCGGCACTGCAGCCGACCGCCTGCTGGATTGTCGAGGCGGTCAGAATCATGGCTGGTCCGGAAACAGAAAGCCCGGCTCAGGGGCCGGGCAGGGTCGCGTGCGATGGTACAAATTTACTGGTAAAAGTGCGGAGGTGTCACCTCCGCAACCATCTGACAAGGAATGCTAATGCATAACGTCCTCAACAAATTCCACGTCCGTCTGGATCACGTGTCTGCCGTCGGCGCCCTGCAACCTTGCGAACACCAGCCTCAGAATCGCTCGTTCGAAGTCCATCTGTCCGGTGGGCAGACCATTTCCGTTCGCGCGTTGGCGGATGCGGCCCAGCAAGCGAGGGATGAGTTGATCCGAGGCGTCGATCAGCTGCCCTGAATCAATCCGGCTCGGCCTCTGGGCCGCGCCGGCCTTCAACTCTACTCCTCGCCACCATCCGCTCGGAGCGTAGGTGTCATGCGTCGGTCGTAAGGGACCTTGCACTTCGGGCAACTGGATTTCGTGTCACCACGACCGGGGCGTACCAGGTGAACCAGGAAATGGTCCACCTCGAAGCAGCGCATGCAGTAGGGAGCTCCTACAGCCTTGCCTTCGGGACTGATGGGGTAGTACGCGTCCCGCTCCTTTACCACCTGCTCTTTGTTCTGCAGAGCAAGCGCGAGGCGCTCAATCTCTTGATCCTTCTCCGACAGCCGCTCGGATGCCTCGATGACAGCCACCCTCGCATCTGCCAGGTGCCCCATAAGCTCCGCCAACTTCAGCTTTAGGTCCGCCTCGCTCAGGGCTTTGTCTGAATTTCTGATCGCGCTGAGGAGATCCGTCCCGACCTTCAGCGTTTGAAAGGCCAACTGTAGTTCTGCCAGCATCCTCTTGTCCTCCCTGTTTGAGCCGAGCTTACCAGCCCGTCATGCCGCAGAACTAAGGGCGTGCTGCATATGCCAAGCGGCATCCTGCTCAGCCTCCACCATCTTGCCCAGCAGCCACTCGTACACCGGCTTCCATGTCCGACGGTAAGCCGCTTCATCCCGGCCGATGGCAACAGCTCGCCGTCGATCGCTGACCGGGCCAAGTCCCGACCCGCCGCACACCTTGCACGGCACCAGCAGCTCCCCAACCATCGCCTGTCCCCTGCCCTCGCAGGCCGCGCAGTGCGGGCGCTTGGCGATCTCGCTGATCACCGCTGCGGCCAGCGTCGGCAGCGATTCAAGGGTGCTGATCGGCCAGCACTGTGACTTGATCCTGCCCAGCCGCTGCTGGGCTGCGTCACGGTTCGCCCGCTGCTCGGCCGTCGCCGCTCCGCCCCAGCCGATGCACACCTCGGCCAGGCCGAGGTCCGTCCGTGCCTCAGCCAACCGGCGCTGCTGCCGCTGCAGCTCCGGCGTCACCAGCGCGATTACCGCGTCCCGTAGCTTGTGCCGGCGCAGCGCGGCACCGTCCGGCCACCAGCAAGCCTCCAACAGCTCCCGGCCCAGCCCGGCCGGCACCATACCCAGCGCCGCGGCGATGTCCTGGTTCGTCAGGTCGGGCTTCCCGCCTCCCCGGCCGATGTCGAACTTCACCGTGCTCGGCCCCAGCCGTGCCATCGTCTCTCGTGGATTCATAGCCGCTCCCCTGTCGTTGAGTGGCCGGCCGCCGCCGGCCCGCCCGTAATCCGCACCACCACCTGCCCGCCCGGCCGGCGCTCGCTACTCACAACCGGGTGGCTGATGAACCGCTTGTCGTCGATGCCAAGCACCTGGGCGATGCCGTCCCGGTACGCCTTGAACCGCCCCAGCATGTTGTCGTCGTCCGGCAGCGCCTTCCCCGGCGCCTGGTGGAAGCTCACCCACAGGTGCAGCTTCCCAGCCGGCAGCTGCAGTGCGCGCCAGCCCGCCTCGTGCGCCAGCACCACCGCGGTCTGCCGGGCATGCTTCGTGGCCCTGGCCTTTCTGCTCCAGTGCACCCGGCTGTTAGGCGACAGGTCCTTGTCTGGCCAGGGCAATATCAATTCCGTCATTGGTAGTCTCCCGAAGTAGCAGGGAGACGTATCATTCCGACTCGCTCAACAAGGTAGTAGCGATGGCCGGAAAGAAAATTTCGATAGGGGATGTGACGGTTCTTCTCGTCCTTGCTTTCGGATTTGGGGTACTTGCAGCTTGGGCCTTGTTCTTTGCGTGGGGAAGCGCACCCCAGCCGAAGCCGGTGGACATGGCCGCGTGGACCCAGGCAGTCGGGAGTATTCTGGCAATTCTTGCTGCCGTGGCAGTTGCTGCTTGGCAGAACCACCAAAGCCTTAACCGAGAGCGGCGCCGAGAGAACGCTAGAGCACTTGTAGCGGCATCGCTGGCCATCACAGACATTCATGAGATGGCATTCGAGGTTCTGATACTCGGATTCGTTGGCATCGAACCAGACACTGAGGGCTCTCTCAAAGAAGCTGTGCAGGCTACGCAGATTCCGGATGCGCTTAGACGGCTTATGGATGTTGCGCACGAATTCCCCGACGAGTCGGGACCAATCGTCAGGTACTTCACTGCTGCCAGCGACGCCCACCAGACGGCTCAGACACTTCTCCAGCGATACAAAAACGAGGAAATCGGCAGGTCGGAACTGGAAGGTTTGTTCAAAAAACTGGTTCACTGTGCCGCAGCGGGCGAGACTTTGGTGAATCGACTGAATCGCTTGATTGCGCAGCACGGCTCTCCCAGCCAACGCAACTAGTTTGATACGGACTTCATCCGGTTCCGAATAGCGGGTTCTACGGATAGGGGCTATCACACAACCTCCGGGCCGGCCGGCTCGGCCGCAAAGTGCGTGATCGCAGGGTTGTCGCCGCGCCAGCTTCCGAACACCGGCCGCTTGCTCACCGAGTCCCACAGCATCAGCCGCGTGCCGTCCTGCGGCGCCAACGCGATGGGCCTCCAGAATGCGGGCGCGGTCACGCTGCACCACCGAAATCGGTCACACGCATCCATGCCAGGTTGTTGACGGCGCAGTAGCTGGGAACACGAACAACCGCTCCGTCCAACTCCAGCTCCCTCATCTCCTTGAGCACTACCTTGGTCGGCTGCCCAATGCGTTTAGCGATGCTGCCGGTGTACATGACCTCGCGCCGGCGAGCCTCGGCATCGGTGAATGCCTTGTTGATCTCTTGGCGGATGCTCATGCTCGCTGCTCCCAGCTGGCCGTCAGGCGCTGAACCTGCCCGCCGCGCGCCTTGAACTGCTCCACCGTCTCGGCCGGCCGCTGACCGTCCTTTTCCTTGCCCCATGCTTTCGCCGGCGCCAGGCCGGACAGTCGCTCCACCCGCGCCCGGTTGATGGTCATCTTGTCCGCCGTGCGCGGGCCTGTCGCCCCACCTCGCCTCGCGGCCCGGCGCAGCGCTTGCTTGTGTGCCTTGTCGAGACGGCAGCGCTCGCGCTGCTCGTCCGTCACAACGAACGCACGGGGCATGCCGATACCCGACAGCCGGAACACCGCCCGTTGGCCAATGCCATCCTTCACCAGGTAGCTGGCCTCGGTAAGGTCTCGCAGCGCGCTGCGGATTCGGTCACGGTCGGTGGGCGTCGATGCCCCCACGCCCTGGTAGATCTCGCGGGCCATCAGCGCTGCGGATGGCCGGCGCTCGAACAGCGCGCGCACTCTGCCTGCATTGGTCTTGCTCCTGTCCATCATGGTCATGCCCTCAATTCGTTCACGTAGGTCTGATTGGCAATCAGCTCGTCATCGGAGCCGTACGTCTCGTGGAAGGTCCGCGAGCCATCCATCAGGCTCGGGCCGTAGATCTGGCGCATCGTCGCGAAGGTGTTCCCCTCCATCGGATGCCGCATGTGGTGCCACTTGCAGAGCGCGTAGCCGAACATGTGGCCGCGCCGCAGGTTCCCGCTCTTGGCGTGGTTGTAGTCGCAGCCGTAGACCACCAGCTCCGGATCCAGCAGCTCCTGTATCTGCAGCGCCAGGCAGGCCATGCACGGGCCCGTCTTGGCCAGCTCGATTCGGGCGACTTCTTCCCTAGTTGGCGGTGGTGCCTTCGACCACATCAGCGCGCGCCTCTCTCACCTTGGTCGGCCAGGCGCCAGCCGTGCTGCCATGCCTCGGCCATTTCGGTGAAGTGGCCGATCTGCTTGGCCAGACCGCCCTCCGGCTGGTCATGCCAGACCAGGTGCGGGTTGTCGCTCAGGCGCAGGCCGTTGAGCCGCGCCGAGTAGCCGGCGTTGATCTCCTTGGCGAACCTGCTGCGCGTGCTGTAGTTGGTGAAGTCCATCAGCGTCTGTTCCTCGTCGTGCTGCGCCGTGCGGCGCTCAGTTCCTGGTCCCGCTTGTCCCACCCGGCCTGCCAGCGGCGTCGCCGCGTCACACCGTCCTGCCCCATCTCGTACCGCGGGGCCGATTCCCGACTACGGCAGGCATCGCGTGCCCAGCGCCCGGCCTGCTCGGCCTGGGCCAGCTCCGCTTCAGTCACCATCGAAGTTCAGCTCGGCCGCTGCTCGCTCCATCGCAGCGCGCGCCGACTCCCGGTCACGCACCGGTCGCACGCCGTGCTTCTCCTGCTCGATCGCCAGCACCGGCTGCGGCAGGGGCTTGCCGTCGACCACGTGCTGGACAGCGCGCGTGTAGGCCTCCTCCAGCATCCGGCGCTGCTGCGATCCGTGGTCGGCTGAGGCGTAGACGTGCAGGTCCAGCAGCGAGCGCACCAAGACCGTGAAGCCGCTCTGCGGCCGGCCCGGCGCCATCTCCCGCTCCACCGCTGCCATGACCGGAATGTCCAGGCACATCGTCAGGAACCGCGGCGGGTTCGGCGGCCACTCCCGCCCCTCGGTCAGGCAGCAGGCCATGCCGCGCGCGTGCTGTGCCCGGCTGCGGCCCTTCAGCACCTGGAACCACGTGCCGGCCGCGATGGTCAGGCTGCCGTCCTTCTTGAACGGCGCCGCGCCGTTCTCACGCTCCCACTTGCCCGGGAACATGGCCGTCATCTGCTTCCAGAATTCCCACAGGTAGGCCGACTGCGCCTCGCTCAGCGGCTCAGCCGACGACGGCGAACTCGGCGTCGACGACATCGCCTGGTCCGAACCCAGCGCCGCCACCGTGGCCACCGCCTCGGCGTTGGGCGTAGAACTGCTGCTCGAGCTGCTCGGTGCGGTCGGCAGAACCGTGTTGAGGGCTTGCATGGGTTGCTCCTGCGGATTGCTGGGCGACAGGGATCACGGGCAGCGCCAGGCCGGCGGCCATCGTCTGCTTCAGGGATTCGTTCGGGTCGTGGGCGTCGGCGATCAGGTCCAGCAACTGCTGGCGGACCTGCAACCAGCCCTGGACCGACAGCGGCCGGCGGATCGCGGCGCGGTGACGGACGAACCTGGCCAGCAGCTCGCGGTCGACGCCGGTCGGCGTGCTGCCGAACCCGGCCAGTTCGCGGTCGACCTGCTCGGTGGTCAGCGCCAGCGGATCGGCGTCGCACTCACACTCGCGGTGTGAGGGTTGCTCTTGGTTGCTTTTGGTTGCTCTTGGTTCGGGTGCAATAGCTGTTGCACCCTTTTCGACGCCGTTTTGCACCCTTTCCTGCGCCGTTTTGCACCCTTTCAAGGCCTGTTTTGCACCCTTTGCAAAGGGTGCAATTTCTGCACCCTTCATCCATTCAGGGTTGATCCGGTACTGGCGGGTACGGCCACCTTCACCGAACCCGCTGCGACGGCCACCGATGCCGGCGTTGACCAGCACCAGCCAGCCGGATTGCTCCATGCGGCGCAGCTGGTACTGCACCGAACGCTCCGACTGCCGGGTCTTATCGGCCAGGCGAGCGATCGACGGGAAGATGTGCGTTCCGTCGTCGTGCGCGTGGTCGGCCAGCGCCAACGCCAGTAGCATCTCGCCGCCACCGTTCGGGTAGCGGTCGAAGACCATGCCTGTAACTCGTGCGCTCACGTCAGATCCCCAAGGCCAGGTTCTGCCCCGGCGCCACCGGCCACCAGGTGCACGCTGTGCGGCCACTGACCGCGCACGGCTTGTTGGGACCGCGCCAAACGCGGCCGGCCTTGATCAGCTCAGGCAGACGGCGGGCCAGCATGTATCGGTCCAAGCCGGTGGCCTGCGCCAGCTCATTGCTGGTCATGCCCGGGTTGTCCGTCACCGCCTTGGCACTCTGGTCGTGCTGGTGCGCCTGCAGGCCGCTGGCGACCACGTAGTGCGCCGCGTCGTGGCTGGTGCTCAGGTCGCTGGAACGAGCCGGATGGTTCATTGCGCGTCCCTCGTAGCAGCGTTCGCCGCATGCTGAGCAAGCTCGGCAAAGATCTCCTGCAGGCGCGAGCAGTGCTGCGCGATCGTGCTGGCCTCGTTCGGCGTGATTCGCTGATCAGCCATCGCTTCGGCGATGACCTCTGCCAGATCACCCTTGGCGCCGGCGGCAGCAAGCAGCGCGCCGATAAGGCTGCCGCTGGTCCTGCCTTCCATCTTGCTCAGCGTGTAGCCGTGCTCGCCGGCCAAGGCGTGCAGAATTCGGTAGTCGCCGGCCACGCCCATCACCTCGCTGGCTTCGACCAGCGTCAGGTGGTGCGTGGAGTTGTTCGGATTGACCTTGTTCCGGAGCACCGCCGCTGACATGGCAATGCGCGGTGCCAGAGACTCGCTACCGCCTGGATAGGCGTGCACGGTCTTGTGGGCTGCGTCGATGATGTTCATTCGGGGCTCTCGTGAACGTGGTTTCAGGCATTCGTGCGGCGCAACATGTGCGCCATGGACATCAACTACTCATGGACGGCAGGCGCCTACGGCGCCCGGAGTGCGTTCCCCGCGCCGCCGGAAATCAGTCGCATTGCCAACACCTCCCACTGCTGGAAGGCACGCAGCCGGCGATGGATCGCCAGTCGTCGCTTCAGGGCGCGCATGTCAGGCAACCTCCAGGGGGGCGTAACGGTTCTCATCGGGGTCGTGCGGCGCGGGCTGCGCCTGCGGTTGTTCCTGCACACCCAGCAGGCGCTGGATCTGCGGCAGCGCAGGCAAGGCGCCCTCTTCCGCCCAGGACTCGACCTGCTCGGTCGGCAGCTGCAGCACCTTCGCCAGCTGCTTGTCCGTCGACAGGCCAAGCCGAGCGCGCAGCGCGCGCTTGCTCATGCGGCTGTCGATGAGCGCAGCCATCTCCTTCGAGCGACTTGGCTGCTGCTCGTCCGCTGGCCAAATGTCTGGGCGGAGATCCGTCAGGCAGACGTGCCCGCCGCTGTTGACGTGGAGTTGTCGAACCAGGGCGCCGCCGAAGCGCTGGCCTTTGCTGAGCGCCTTGCGCAGGTAGCCGATGGTGGTTCCTGCACGACGGGCAAAGTCCGCTTGTTCGAGCGGAGAGAGGGTCTTCAGGTAGCTGCGCAAGGTCTCCATATGGAGCAAATTACCATATGGTAAAGCCAAGTCAATACTGTTTGGTAAATTACCCTTCGGTAACCGAAACTCCAAGGATGAAGACCGACACGCCTACCGTGGCCACCCGCCGGCGCCGCTTGCGCGAATGGATCGATGCCCGCCATGAAGGGAGCCAGGCCGCGTTCGTCGCTGCGACGGGGATCAACCAGGGAGAGCTGTCGCTTCTACTGAAGGACAAGTCGTTCGGGGAGAAGAAGGCCGCCGCCATTGAACTGGCAGCCGGAATGCCGGCCGGCTACCTAAGCGGCGCGGAGGCAGCGGTTCAGGCCGTCTCATTGCCTGCGATACAGAGCGATTACGTTCGCGTCGAACAGATCGATGCGGAGGCGCAGATGGGGACGGTAGGTAGAATCAATGAGGACTTTCCCGAGGTCATCCGTGCGATGGACTTCGCGCCGACCTACATCCGGTCGGTTGTCGGTTTCCTGCCGCCGCCTGGTCGGCTAAAGCTCGTCACCGGTGTCGGTGACTCAATGTCGCCCAAGATCAAGCCTGGCGAGATGGTGCTGGTGGATACCGGTTGCACCGAGTTCGTCGGCGACGGGCTATACCTGATCAATACCGGACAGGGGCAGCAGATCAAAGCCCTGCAGTCGCAGCCCGACGGCATCTGGGCGCGTAGCTACGACCCAGTACTCTATCCCCCGTTCCGGCTCACCGACGACTCAATCATCGGTGGCCGCGTCTACCTGATTCAGCGTCTGGAGCGCGTCGCGTAAGCGACCGCGCCGGGGACTACTTCTCTCGCGTGAGACGGAGGTTGCCGTCCGAGGGAAGCAGGATTCTGTAGACCTGCCGATCCCCCGCAGCCACTGTTAGATTCTGCGATGTGGAGATGTTCGGGCAGAGGCCACCGCCCGTCTCAAGCTTCAGGAAGTACGAGCCGGGCGCTACATGCAGCGTCGCCGCTTCGGACTGCCGGATGGACAGGATCTTCTCGTTGTTGAGCGAAATGTCGTGGGAGCAACCGGACCCACTGTAGCCTTTGTCCCTGGTTACGTAGATCTGCGCCGAGCGGTCAGCGGAGGCGGACAGGTAGTCTGCTTTGTACACCCGCTCGGCAGGCACCGCCCTTGCAGCGCCTTCGGGCACCGGAACGGTTGAGCACCCGGCCAGCACGATCGCCGCCAGAACCACTCCATAGAATCCTCTGTGCATAGCTCCTCCGTGTCGTCGCCGACATTCTAGCCGAACGGTCTATCCAGCGGATTTCTTAACGGGTTCATAAAAAAATTACCTTTCGGTATTGCCATCTGATTACTGTTTGGTAATCTTTCGCTAGCCGCCCATGAAGCCTCCCGGCAGAGGCAGGGCGCTGGAGACCAGATTGGCCACGATCACCACCACCAGCCGCGGCCCCGCCCTCGTCGAATCCCGGCCCCACGCCGGCACCGTCGTGGTCCAGGTCGGAGGCTCCGCCCTGCTCAGCCTGACCTCGGCCGAGGCCCGCGAACTGGCCGAACACCTGGCCGTCTGCGCCGACGCTATCGACGAAGGCGCGACCGAAACCGCCACCATCGCCCGCTCCAAGCCGCTGGCGCTCCAGCAGGCGGTGGCCGCATGAGCGCCGTCATCCTGCAGTTCCCGACCAGGCGCGTCCGTGCGAAGGCAGTAGCCGACGCCGTGCGCCTCGCAGCCTGCCGCCTCGGCTACCACCAGCACAACGCAGACTTCGCCGCCAACCTGGCCCGCCAAGACTTCCTCTCTGGCCGATACAGCGCAGCGCGCGCCGTCAGCGAAATGGTCGACCAGCTCCGCACCGCCATGCGCCTGATGTGCGCACAAGGCGGTGCTGCATGAGCGCCCCTGTCGAATTCAGGGCCAAGTGCTTCGGCGCGAACCTCGGCCTCGCCCGGGACAGCGACAACTCCTGGCGCATGTCGCTCTACACCTTCGTAGGGAAGGACAGGAAGCACCAGGGGATTGCCTTCGCCTGCGCCAGTCCCGGTCAAGTGCCGCGCGTACATACCTCCGACGCTTTCACCCCTGCTTCTCTGTGGATTGGCTCGGCCTCCTTCGACCTCCCCGACAACGTGGTGTCGAAGCTGCAGGCGTTCATCGCGGAACACACCAAAGGCGGTGCTGCATGAGCACCCCTGTCGATTTTCCGGAAATGAGGGACGGCGATGTTGTCGGGATCGACACCGACGGTTGTTCGGTCCTGTGGAACGCCGACGCGCAGCGGGGGGAAAACAGCGGCGAGCCTCCGACTGAGTACGAGCTTGCCGTCCTCGGCAAAGGCGGTGCCGCATGACCGCCAAGGCCGATGCGCGCATGAACGCCCTCGCGCGATTTGAGAAGGACACTGCCGAGCACCAGATGGAGGTCCTGCTGGACAACGGCGTCTATCGCCATCTCCGGTTCAAGCGCCCGGGCAGCTATGCATTCTCGTTCGACGTTGTCACCTGGCCCGGATACCTCGCGATCAGTGGCGACATGGGCGACTCCATGTTCACCCGTCTCCACGACATGTTCGAGTTCTTCCGGTGGAAGGCTGACGGTGACGAATCCGGGCAGCTACGCATCAACCCAGGCTACTGGGCCGAAAAGTGCGTCGCCAACGACGGGGAAAAGCGCGAGTTCTGCGCCGATCTGTTCGAAGCACTGGTTGAACAGCGATTCGACGAGTTCATCGATGAACACCGCGATGACGACGACGGCGAGCCGGCATGGGCACCGCAGCTCTGGGAAGAACTGCAGGTTGAGGTTCTCCACGTCGGCGATGAATCCGTCGCAGAGGCCATTGGCGGGATGGATCGGTTTGAGCCGAGCAAGGATGAGCCCTTCGCGCGATTCCGATTCACGGATGCCTGGGAGTACGGCAACCAGCTGCAGGACTACACCTTCCACTTCTACTGGCGCCTCTACGCGATCGCCCACGCCATCCGGGCGTACGACGGCCGGAGCGTGCCGGCATGACCGACCACGACTTCTTCGCCGCCATGGCCGTCGGCATCCCGCCCATCACCCCGCCCGTCGGCCCGGCGCCCGCGCCGGCCGAGCCCACCACCGAAGAGGAAGCCCAGTGATGCGCCACCTGGCCCTGCCCATCTACCGCGCCGTCGTCGTGATCCTGCTGCTCGCCCTCCTGGCGCGCGTCATCTACACCGGCGCCGGCTCCTTCCTGCCCCCCGTGCTGTTCGGCATCGGCTACTTCGCCTGGCGCGGCATCAACGATGCCCGGCAGTCATGGCCGGAGTTCAAGGCCGATCGGCAGCGCGACGCAGACCGGCGCCGCCGCGAGGCACAGCGGAATCGCCATCCGATCACCGACACCGACTACTGACCCCCCGCCCTGCGCTCTCCCCCTGTAGCGCAGGGAACCCGCGCCGTCCGGGTTCCAACAGCCGGCAACCCATTCCACATCGAGATCTGCCATGACCACTTCTGTCGTTGTCGATTTCCACACCGAACCCGAGTTCCCCAAGCTGGACAACGGCGAGCGCCCGAGGATCGAACTGATCCGCGAACAGGGCGCCAGCTATGTCGAGGGCTACACCGTGGCCAAGGGACACAAGCCCGCACGCATCGTTCTGCAGGCCCAGGACCTCATGCACTGCCAGCGAAGGGTACGGGCTCGCATGCAGAAGCCCCATCGCGATCAGGCAAAAGCCGAGTGGCAGGAGCGTCGCAAAGCTGGTTCGAAGGAGCGTTGGCGGGACGCCAAGCCCGAGCCCGTTGCTCTGGACGGCATGACCTGGTGCGGCATCCCCATCGAAGGTGTCGGCTACAGCCGCCACCGCGCCGTCGACAAGCACTGACCCATGGCCAAGCCGGTCCAGATGGACATTTTCGACGACGACCCAGCGCGCGAGGCAGCCGCCTGGCGCGTGCAGGCGGAAGAGTCGCTCAAGCACTTCCAGTTCCCCGAATCGATCCGTCTGGAACGGCACGCCTACTAACTCGGCGTGGCCGAACAACTTGAAGCCAGGGCGCGCGGCGCGCGCTCCACCAACAGCAAGGACATGCAGGCATGAGCAACGACAACAAGACCCTGGCGGACGTGCAGCCCGGTGGGAGGGTGAGGCTGGGGGATCGCCCGAAGGATGGCGAAGTCCTCGTGGAAGTCTCGGGCCTTACCGGCAGCGGCAAGAGCGCCATTGCTGGCGAGATCGAGATCCTGTGCAAGGCACTCGGATTGGATGCTGAGTGGGTCAACGGCGACGAAGAAAAGCGCCTGACCCATGCCGACTGGATCGGCGCGCTTGAAATGTACAAGCCCAAGGTGGTGATCGTGGAGCGGAACATCCCGCGCGCCGCCCTCTCAGCTCAGCCCTCCCCGGGTGGTCAGGGGGATGCTGTGCTGCGTGCAATCAACAGCAAGGATCTCTATCAGGTCCTGATGGACGTTCAAAACGGAATTGATAGCCCCGCGCTGGCGAGCATGGCAAACGGCGCAATCCAGTTGATTGACAAGGCGCGGTCCGTCCTCGCCGCCCGCCAGCCGGTGACTATGGACGATGCCCTGGCAGCAGGAGATGGCACGCTGCACGGAGCGATTGACCACTGGCAGGAGCGTGCATTGCGTGCTGAGGCTGAACTCGCCGCCCGCCAGCCGGTGGGGGAGCCGGTTGGCTGGTACACCGAAGACCACCTAACCGACCGCTCTGCGACAACCTACGACTGCACCGTCGCAGACCGCTGGCGCGCCAAAGGCTGGCCGGTAGCCCCGTTGTACGCCGCCCCCGCGCAGGCCGTGGACCTGGGGCAGTTCCGGGAAGTCGTGTCGGCGATGAACACCCGCCTACAGAGCGTAATCGGCGACAACATGATGCCTTGGAGTGAACGCGACAAGGCATCGAAGGAACAGGCTGCGCTGTACCCGCTGCTGGCCCTGATCGACAGCAAGGCGGTGGGCAAATGAGCGGTGCGCACCCCTACGCCGCACGACCGGAGGCAGCCACTCACACGTGGCTTACTCCTCCGGAGATCATCGCGGCCCTCGGTTCCTTCGACCTTGACCCTTGCGCCGCTCCGTCGCCGCGTCCGTTGCCGACCGCTACCCGGCACATCGAACTGCCGGAAGACGGGCTGTCTGCGGAATGGCATGGCCGTGTGTGGTGCAACCCACCGTTCGGTCGGCATACCGAGGCATGGCTGGCACGTATGGCCGGCCACGGAAACGGAATCGCGCTGGCGTTCGCTCGCACCGAGACGGCTATGTTCCAGCGTTACGTGTGGCGTCGAGCCAGTGCCGTCCTGATGCTGGCGAATCGGCCTCATTTCCACCGGCCAGACGGCACCCGCGCACGTGGCAATAGCGGAGGCCCTATCTGCCTGATCGCATATGGCGAGGCAAACCGCCGCGCCTTGATCGACAGCGGCCTGCCCGGTGCTGTCATCGTCGTGCACCACTTCCAGCAGAAGGAGCCCACCAATGGCTGACCAGCTGCTCACCGCCGCGCTGACCTCGGGGGATTCAGTTCGATGCTGCAACCTTTCGACCTTTCCTCCTCGGATTAAAGCTGGCAACAGCTTTTGTGCAATGGGTCATGGCGGAATTGACGCAGAGCAGTGCGTCACTAAATTCCTGCTGGTATGTAACCAGAGCCTCTTCGAGCATTTCAGCGGGACGAACAATATCAGGCGTCGTCAAGAAGAGCCCGGTTCCGCTCACTGCTTTTGCTGCGAAGACTGCGCGAGCGATCTCCACCGTAAGCTTCAAGCTGCCCCCAAGCGGCAGCTGACCGAAATCAAGCGTCGCTTCCCCAAGTCGCGCGACATGCTGGGCTGCAATGACGAATCCCTCGCGGTACTCGTCATCCTCGATCAGCTTCTGCGCGGTTTTAAGACGCGAAGTCTTGTCAGCTGTCGGAAAGTCCTGCGAGAGAATCTCAAGGCCAGAACGCGCGAGCGCCAATTCATCAGCAAACCTAAGAGCGATGATTGCATTGAGCCTGCGTGCATTTCTCCACTGCCGTATCAACGGGGCAAGCAGAGCAATCAGTACGCCGGTCATCGTCCCCATAGCAGCCCAGGCGTCCCACCATACAACGCAGCCGCCGTGCCCCGGCGGCCAGCATGTGCTTACAGCATTCCACCAGCTCATTCCTTGATCCCCCTGTGGACTGACCGGCATTCTGCCATGCCGCTGCGGCGGGCGGAGATCTCCTATGGCTGACCAGCTGCTCACCGCCGCACAGGCCAAGCACACAGCGCGCGTCTTCCTCAGCGAGGCGCGATCGCGGAGGAATGGCCTTGGCTACTGGTTCTCGTTCAACGCCGCTCAGCGCGCGCGTTTGCGCGCCACCGCCCCCGCCCCACTGCCGGAACCGCCGCGCGCACCGGCACTGCCGGCCCAACTGGACCTGTTCGCATGACCGCACCACTGCCCATTTCCCCGGCCACCGTTGTCGAGGCCACCAAGGCATCGTCGCCTGTCGCCGCGGTCGTCACCACCATGCGCCGCCTGGGTGCCGCCGGCGCGCCAATCTCCGCCGACCAGGTTCGCGAGTGGGGCGACACCCTCCTGCAGGAGCTGTACTCGCAACCGCCCGTGCGCTGGGAGTACCGCAACAAGAACGATGTAGGGCCCGGGTGCTGGGTGACTGCCACCCCTGAGCACTTCTATCACGCCGCGAAGCGCGGCTGGGTCGTGCGCGCTCTGTGGGAAACCCCGCGCGTCATCCAGCCGGAGCGCGACCACGCGTTCAAGGCAGGCGTGTGCATCAGGTGCGGCGATCCCGAGGACTGGGCCGGCCCCGATTGTTCCCCGCTGGTCAAGAAGGTCGATCCGCGAACCCTGCTCCCGTTCGATCCGAAATGGCTGGTCGAGCCACTGGAGTGGCTCAGGGACGCGCCGCCCAACCTCAACGCCTACGACCGCCGCCACCGTGCAGCGCAAGCCGCCTTCCTACTGGAAAAGCTCCAGGCCCACATCGAGGAGTGCAAGAAGCCATGACCCAGGAACATATCAGCCACCCGGAAGGGTTGCCGAACTGCGCCGCCGGCCACCGCGCGCGCCACATCCACGACAAGCGCTGTGCGTCCGCCGGCGGTGGCCACTTGGTCGAATGCGCCTGTAGGTCGACCAGCAAGCATGCCGACCCCGACAAGGCCATCGCAGCGTGGCGCCGGCTCAATCGGACCCAGCGCAGCGCGCGCCCGGCCGCCGCGGCTGCGGCGGCCGACAACGTCCTGCAGTTCCAGCTCGGCCTGGCCGAGCGCAAACCCAAGACTCAGCGCGCGGCGCTGGCGTCGATCTGAAGGAGGAAACCATGGCTACCGAGCCGCTCGTTTTCATCAAGATGCCCGAGGTCAAGCGCCGCACGGGTTTGGGCAAGACCACGATCTACGACCGGATCAGCGCTGGCACCTTCCCTGCGCCTGTGCCGCTCGGTGGCAACGCGGTAGGCTGGATCGAGGCTGAGGTGGACGCCTGGCAGGCTGCGCGGGTGGCGGAGCGGAATGGAATTGAACCCGCCAAGGCCGCATAG